CTCTGGAAGGCGGGACAGGAGGAAGCCGCCAGTGGCACGCCGCTGGAAAACTTCCCGTTCCTGTTCATCAAGCCCTCGCTCATTGCGGAACTCAAGTACCGCAATATTTTCACAGTCGAACAGTTGGCTACGCTTACCGACTCTGCTAAACAGTCGGTCATGGGTGGTCACGAACTATGTAAAAAGGCTGCCGATTGGATTACCAAAACAGCCAGCGATGTCGAGGATGCCGAAAAAGAGGAACTCAAGGCAAAGTTGGCGCGGATGGAACAGCAGATGGCGCTACTCATGGCGCAGCAACCTGTTCCTGGTGGTAAGAAGGGCAATGTAGCGAAGCAGACCGAAGTGCCCGAGTTCATGGCGAGCAAATAAGGAGAGCATCATGGCTTCACCGTGGAATATCCTGAAACTGATTCAACAGTCGATGATCGAGATGGGGCTACCCAAGCCGCCAGAGGCTGTCACGTCGCAAGATACCACGGTGCAGCAGATGGTCGCTTTGTTGAATCGTGCTGGTTCTGACATGGTGATTGGCTATCCATGGGAGCAGCTCACCAAAGAGTTCATCTTCAACACAGTCACCGGACAAACCGTCTATGACTTGCCTTCCGACTGGTCCTACTTTCTCGACCAGACCCAGTGGGATCGTACAAACCATTGGCCGCTGCTCGGTCCCAAGACCGCGCAGGAGTGGCAATGGTTGAAGGGTGGGTTGTTGTCGTCCGGCCCGCGCATCCGTTACCGTGTAGTCGGTGGCAAGTTTGAAATCTTCCCCAAGGATGCCAATGGCGCTCAGGGGATGCCGCAGACTTCACAGTTAGCGATGGAATATGTCGCCGATACCTGGCTCCAATCATATGAGGTTGAGAACACCTTTTACACTCAGGCGAACCAGGACACCGATCTGGTGCTGTTCGACCCGTGGGTGTTGTCGGCATACCTCAAACTGAAATACTGGGAGGCCAAGGGGTTAAACACCGCTGCTTACTCCAAGGACTTTCTCAATGTATGGGAGGCTCGCATCGGCAAGAACAAGGGTGCGCCGGTACTCACGCTGGCTCCCCGCGCACGGAGCATTCTCATCGGCATCAACAACATTCCCGATGGTTCGTGGAATGTTGGGAATGGTACTTCGCCATGAGTTTTGGCGGCCCTGTTGCTCAAGCCTCTAAGGTCACTTCAAGACCCGCCCCCATCAAGGGGTTAAATGCATTCGACTCTATTGTGGGGATGCCGGACGGGTTCGCCATTGTCCTTCGCAACCTGTACGCGCAGCCTTATGGGTGCCAGATGCGGCGCGGCTATCGAAAGCATGTAGTCGACTTGGAGGGTGTGGTAGAGACTGTCTGCTCCCACAACGCGAGGACACCTGCACTCTATGCCTTTGTCGATCAGAGTAGCGGTACAGTCATGTTTGATGTCACAGCGCCAATGGTTCCCGGCACTCCCAAGCTGGCTGCCTTGTCTAATGCTCGCTGGCAGCATATCAACTTCCCCAATGCGGCCGGGGTGCATCTGGTCGCGGTCAATGGCGCTGACAACATGGTTTGGGTGCAGCCTAACAGCGCGGTCGTATCTGTCTCCCTTGGCGATGGTTCGGGCAACACCATTGGTGGGGTCGATCCCAAGAAACTGATCCATGTATATGCGCACCAGAAGCGTGTCTGGTTCGTGGAGAAGGACAGCACACGCGGGTGGTACTTGCCTCCTGACCAGGTTGTGGGTGTCGCCAAGTTGTTCGACTTTGGCCCATGCTGGACGCGGGGCGGCTATCTGAACCAGATCATCACCTGGACCATCGACGATGGCAATGGGGCCGATGACCATTTGGTGGCAATCTCCTCTCAAGGGGAGTTCTCTGTTTACCAGGGCACTGATCCAGAGGGCGCTGACACCTGGTCGCTCCAAGGAGTTTATTATGGGGCCACTCCTGTTGGGCGTCGAGCTGCTGCCCGGTACGGTGGAGACATCGTGGTACTCACCCAGTTCGGAATACTGTACTTGTCCGATCTGCTCAAGAGCACGAAAGTCAATCCATCTTCAGACAACAACGCCAAGTACATTCAACAGTTGATTGCCGCGTCCATTGGATTGACGGGGGACAGATTTGGGTGGCAACCGTTTGTCTTTGCTCCCGGAAACATGTTCATGGTCAACGTGCCGGCGACCGATACGACATCCTATCAATACGCCATGAACGACATCACGAAGGCGTGGAGTGAGTTTTTGGGATACGACGCCTACTGTTGGGAACTGCATCAGAACATGCCCATATTCGGCTCGTTTGGTGGGGTCTATCGCGCTTGGGAAGGCACTACTGACGACGCCTCCATTGATCCGGTCACGGGGGCGCTCACTGAGGGGGCTGATATTCGTGCCGAGGCGCAAACTGCGTTCAGTTATTTCGACTCGATGGGGGTGCAAAAGCACTTCAAGATGGTGCGACCCACCATCCTTTCCCGTGGTGCATTTTCGATCAATTTCTCAGTTAACACCGACTTTGTGTTTGACTCCCCTCTTGCGCCGGCAGCATTCTCGATCAATGTCCCCGGAAAATGGAACGATGGGTTGTGGAATGATGCGACTTGGGGAGGTGGTCTCAAGACGTATAAGACCTGGCAGGGTGTGACTGGCATTGGTACTGCTGGGGCAATTCGACTGTTGATTATCTCGGGGCAAGAGACTTACTGGGCCGCAACTGACTGGGTTTATGAGGACGGAGGGATCATGTAATGCTGATCTCTGACGCTCAAGTGGTTGGTAACTGGGTGGCGAGCATGGTTGGCTGTTCGATGCCTGGAAGTGGCGCGACCGCGTTGGGGCTGGTGCACAAGGGCAAGCTCGTCGCCGGGGCGCTCTATGAGGACTTCACTACTGCGTCGATCTCCATGACTGTTGCGGTAGCGAATAATGCGCCGATCACCCGGGAGTTTTTGTGGGCCATCTTCGATTACCCGTTCAACCAGTTGGCGGTGGAAAAGGTAGTCAGCTACTCGAACAGCTCGAACAAGGCTTCCCAACTGTTGCAACGACGGGTCGGCTTCGCCGAGGAAGGCAGAATCAAAGGGGTGTATGTTGATGGGGATGAGATCATCTCCACACTCACCAAAGAAAGTTGTATCTGGTTAAAGAGGCTATCCCATGGGCAAGAAAGCAAGCACTCCAGCCGCGCCTGACTACACTACTCTGGCGAATCAGCAGGCAGGCATCGCTAAGCAGAATTGGCAGGACACGCTCACAGCTAGTCGGCCCAATCAGACTGGGCCTGCCGGCACGAACACCTGGGCGCAAGACCCCGCGGGCAACTGGACGAACACAGTCGCCATGAACCCCGAACGTCAGGGGTTGTACGACCTGACCAACCAGAAGGCAACTCAACAGTTGCAGGGGTACGATACCGGGCAGGTAAATCTGTCGGGCGCTCCGGCAATGCCGACTGTTGGTGGGTACAACCAGCAGGCCATTGACACAGTCAGGGCGCTCCAGGCTCCCACGCTCGCTCGCAATCGGGCCGCGAATGAGGCGAAGATGGCTGCCATGGGCATTGGCACCGGCAGCGGTAGCGCGTGGAATGCCGAACAGCAGAACCTCGGTGTAAATGAGAATCAGGCCGATCTCGGCGCGATCATGGCGGGCATCAATCAGGGCAATACCGAGTTCAGTCAGGGCATGGGTCTACACACCACCGGCACCAGCGACATACTCAACCAAGCGCAGGCGAACCAGGCGAAGATGGCCGGTATGCTGGGACAGTCGAACACCTTTACGATGCCCACATTCGCGCCGGTGCAGACTCCTGGGATGCCTGGAGCAGTTACCCCTGATTTGATGGGGGCGGCCAACAACACCTATCAGGCGCAGCTCGCCGCTGCGAACGCCAAGAACGCTGGTGGCGGGCTACTTGGCACAGTCGGCGGAATCGCTGGTGGGATGCTTGGCTCGATGGCTGGTCCGATTGGCACCGCAGCAGGGTCGGCCATCGGCAAATCCCTTTTCCCGGCGTAAGAGACAATCATGCCTACCTATAGCGATTACCAAGACGAAGCCCTCCAGCGCCAACTGGCCTATTCCGACGCTCTCCGCAAGCAATCGCTTGGCACAGGCGGGCAGATGGTGTCGGGCATCTATGTGCCGAAATCCCCATGGGCGAATGTGGCCGAGGGGTTTGCCAGCGGCTACATGGGAGGCAATGCGACACAGGGTCAAAAAGACCTCCAGACGCAGCGTGATGAGGCGTATAGGGCCGCGCTAGGGAAGATGCCCAGTCCGATGAATCCGGCTGTTCCAGGGGTTCCTGGGACTCCTGAGACCCCATGGTGGAGCGAGGAGCAGCAGACAGCCGAACCGATGGGTATTGCTCCGGCAACACCAGGTTCGGCGGCGATCCCCGCCACCATGAAGTCCCCGCAACAGCAGGCTACCGAACTGGGCCAGTGGGGAGGTGATCTCTCGACTGTGCATGATGCCCGCGCCCAGGCGCTGGGACAGTCGGTGCTGGGGAAGGCGGTTGAACAGCCGTTCAAGAATCTGGAGGCGCAGCGTGAGCAGGAACAGATGGTCAATGCGCTCAGAACGGCATTCCCGTCAATGGGTGCGCCGGCACAGC